GGTATACCAGATCGTCGGGGAACATTCTCTCAGCCTCGATTCAAAATCAGCTCGGCCCGCATTTCCGAGCCATTGATGCGCTGCGGCACGCCGACGACGTGATACGTCGCGTTGGCGATCGCGACGACATCACCGGACTTCAGCGGCGGGCCGGCGAGGTAGCGCAGGGTGTGGGTGGTCTTGGCGGCCGCGTCGAACGACATCGCGTCGACGGTGTCGAGAATGCCGGCGATCTCGATTCCGGCCGCGTCATACGGCAGCCGGCTTTGGTCGAAGCCGCGGCCGGCGTCAAACGACCAGGTGATGCGGCAGAGCGAGGCGAAGCCGGCAGGGCCGGTGGCGTAGCAGATCCGCTCCAGCTCGCCCGGGTTTCCGCCGACTGGCCCGATGTAGGCGCCGTCGAAGGTGTGGAGGGCATCATCGAACGGGCGCCAGTCGTCAAACGGCTTGCCATCGGCAGCACCCATCATGCCGCCTCGGCACAGACGATGCCGGCCGGCTCGCCGATCTGGTGGCGAATGCCGAGCCGGGTCAGCACGAGCGCGGCGACCGTCTCGGCGCTGTACGATTCCATGCACGCCGCGGCGCCCGATGGCTGGCGCGGGCAGAACGCTCCGCCGTGGTTGTGGATGCGGTGGCACGGATGGCACGCGACGGGCGATTCGAGACTGATGGTGTTTTTCCAGTCTCTCGTCAGGTTCTCGCGGCTGCTGTGCGAGAGCAGCACGACCTTCGGCATGCGCTCGTTCGCCACCGCGTTGGCGATGACGCTCTCTGTGCCGACGACGGCGTCGGCCTGGCACGCCCAGGCGAGCGCCAGGCGCAGCGGCCACTCCTGGCCCATGACGCTGCCGTACTCGACGCCATCACGCTCGACGTGATCGACTTCGCCTGGCAGGTGCGCGAGGTCGCCGAGCAGGAAGGTATGCACGCGGTGGTCGGCGAGGATCTCCATGAAGCGCTGCGCGTGCGGCCAGCCCTTGAAAGGCCCGCTGCCGGACGGCGCGAGGACGACGACCTTGCCGCTCATCTGCTCGCGCAGGAGGCGCGCCCATTCGCGTTCGAACGGTGCCGGGTAGAAGCGCTGCCGGTTCTTCGCGCTGGCCGGCAGCTCGGCGTACAGATGGACGGTGTCGACGTAGTTGCCGCCCATCAGCTTGCGGCGGACGCCGGTCGGCAGGTAGAACTCGGCGGCGGACTGATGCGGCAGCAGGCGGTTTTCGACGCTGCCGTGCAGATTCACCCAGCGCTGATACTGCGGCGCCTGGTGACACCAGTACTCGATCGCTTCGTCATCGGAGAGGACATTGCGCGGAATCACGCGCAGCTCGGCGATGTGCGGGTCGTGCCGGAGCATTTCCTCGCCGTTGGCGGCGACGTAGCACGTCACGGCGTAGCCCTGGTCGTGCAGATGCGCAGCGACCGATGCCGCCCACAGTGCATCGCCGTTGCCGCCCATGCGGACGATGCCGGCGCGCTTTTCCGGTTTGAGATCGCACCATGGCTCGCTTTGGCCGATGCCGGCGGCGAGCTTGCGGAAGACCAGAAGGAAGGAGTACTCGTCGCCGGCGCTGCGCGTCTGGCATTCGAGCAGAGCCCAATCCGGGAAGAGCAGGCACATCGCGTCGATGATCTCTTCCGGGACGAAATCATGCTTGTGGTCCGGGTTGGCGCCCGGCTCGCCGCGGCGCGGGTAGTGGTCGGCGTGCGGCAGGTAGAGAACGAGGTGACCGCCGATCGCGAGCACGCGCCACCATTCGCGCAGCGCAGCCTGCCAGTCGACGATATGCTCGAGCAGGTGCGAGGAAAACACGTTGTTGGCGACCCCGTCGGCGAACAGCGACAGGCGCGCGGCATCCGGGATCAGGACATCGGGCTTAACCGGAGCGCCGAAGAGCTGCAAATCCTTGCCGGAATCGAGCCCGAGCAGGTGCGGCCAGACTTTCTCGACGCCACAGCCGACATCGAAGCCGCCGGCAGCGAGGTAGTGCAGCACCTCGTGGCGGATCTTGCGGGATTCGAGGCCGTTGCTGGTTGCCGGGGTCCAGGTCATGTCGTCGTTTTCGTCGGTCGTGGTCGTGATCGTTGAGGGCCCGGTTGTCCCGGATGCGCCGAAGGAGGGGCGGCGCATCCGGGGCCGGGGTACTGCCGGGGCACGAGGAGGCGGGTTAGCCGGTGAGCAGGTCGGAAATCGTCGCGAAGCTGGCCGGCTGGCGAACGCCGGAGTCGGCAAACTGATTGAGGGTGATCTTGACCTGTCCGGTGTCGGCCTTGGTGTAGGGATCGACCGTGACATCGGCGCCACCAAAGAAGCCGATGATCAGATCGCTCCAGTTGCTGCCGAAGATGGCCGCCGAGCAAACCGTCGTGCTGGTGCCCTTGGTCAAGTTCGACGGCACGTTGTTGCTCACCGCGGCGCGATAGCCGTTGATCGGCGTCGGGCCGTTTTCCCAGATCATCGGCAGGTTGGTGCCGACTTGCGCTTTCTTGGCCGCGCCGCGCGTGCGGGTGTTGATCAGGTAGCCGGCGAGGCGATCGGGCTCGGCGTTGGCGTTGGCGCAGGCGGTTTCGAGATCTACAAAGTGCGTCCAGGCCGGCGCGAGGCCGTTGGCGCCGGCCGCGGGAGCCGTGCCGATGCCGGACGTAAAGCGGATGCCGTTATGCTGCGGCGCCGTGCCGGTACCGTTGATCGCCTGGCTTTCGAACAGCACGAGCGCCTGGCTGATCAGGTCGTTGCGGATCATCTGCTCAACGGACGGGTTGGCCTGGATCAGCGCCTGCTTCGATGCCTCGGTGTAGGCGCCGACGCGCTTCGGCTGCAGCGTCAGCGTCTGCACGGTCGGGTTGCTCTCGCTGGCCGAGCCGATTTCCGTCAGGGTGCCGATCGTTGAGCCGGTCGCCTGGCGCGGGATCGAGAGCGAACTGGTCAGACCGGTCAGGATCGTGGCGCCAAGACCGCCGAGCACCAGCTTGTTGCGCAGGAAGTCGGCCATCATGTCGGTGCGCACATCGGTTTGCACGAGGTTGCCGGCTTCGGTGGTGGTGCCGACGTTGAAATCGCGGCCGAAGAGCATCTCGTAGGGCACATACGCACCGGTCGCCGGGCGGCCGAAGACGCGCTCGACTTCCTGCGAGCACTCCCGCTCGAGGCCGGCGTGCGTCCAGTCGCCGCTGCACATCGCGCCGAGCAGGCGGGCAAAGCTGTAGCGCGACTGCTCGCGCTTGGTCATGCCGACGTCGAGCGACTGCCCCTGGTGGCGCTGGGTGATCTGCGCCAGGATGTAGTTGCGGAATTCGTCGATGCTGCGGCCGTTGCGGACGGCGTCTGCAGCGTCGTTGGGCTTGAGATACTGGCGGTACTGTTCCCCGAGCGCGGCAATCTCGGTGACGCGAGCGCGCTCGGCATTGATGATGGAATCGGGATTGAAAGGCGGCTGGTTGGTTGCCGCCGGGGCGAGGTCTTGCATGGCGATGGTCCTTACGGTGGAGTTTTGCTGGCCCGAGGCCGGCGGCGGGGAAACTGGTGCGGGTTGCGGCGCGTCGTCGAGCGCGATGGCGCGCGGCGCTGCGGCAGGCGGGTCTTCGGCCGATCGGCCAATGCCGACGGTGTCGTCGGCCGGGATGTCGACCAGCGACACCTCGAACGGCTGCCAGCGTGTGACGCGGTAGGTTGGCGGATTCTTCTGGCTGGCCTGGCGATGCAGCACGCGCTCCTGGATGCGGTAGCCGATCGAAACCTTGGGCGTCAGACCCAGCTCGATGTCGCGGCGCAGATCGGCCAGCGCGGCGCGCGGCGACAGGGCCACGGTCAAACGCACGCGGCGATCGTCGTCGAGCCGGGCGGATTCGATCTTGCCGATTGCGGCAAGCGGCGTGCTTCCGGTGGCGGTTCTGGTGTCGTGGTTGGCAAACACCGGGGCGCCGTTCTGCAGGCGCGTCAGGTCGACTTCTCCGGCACTGTGGCCGAGGATCTCCACCCACGGTTCTTCCCAGCCGTCGGCGCGCAGGTAGGGTTCTTCACTCGATGCGGCGATCTCGAGGCGCATCAGGCCGTCGCCGACTTCCTGTCCGGCACGCTCGCCGAGCAGGCGAACGTCGGCCAGCGAGCGGTGCATCGCGCCTTCGATGCGCGAGCGCTGGCCGGTCTCGGTGGCGGGCGGCGGCGTGGTGGTGTTGTGATCTTGCATGGCGGTCTGCTTTCAGAATCGGACGGAGCGGACGACGGGCGCGGAATTCTCGGCGGCGGCGGCGGGCGCGCCAGACGCCGCGGGATCGTCTTCTTCGTCGTCGGCATCGTCGGCGGGGTCTGCGGTCGGCGCCGACTGGCTCGGCAGCGGGCCGAACAGCTCTTCGTCGAGCTTGCGGTCGCGGGCGATCTGCTCCGGGTCTTCGCCGCGCTCGAGGATGATCTGGCTGCGCGAGGTGAGCCCGTACTGCAGATCGCTCTCGTTGGCCTTGGATTCCTTCGCTGGGTCGATTCCGGCCCAGCGGCGCGGACGCCAGGTGCAGGCGTCGATGTAGTCGCGCAGGCGGCTGCCGACGAGGCTCGCGTTGCGCAGCACCGCAAAGCGCATCCACTCCTCGAGCACGGGCTGATGCAGCCAGTCGATCAGATCCTGCTGCACGACCTTGTAATGCTCGCGCTCGTCGAGGATGCCGACGCGCGCCGAGGAGTAGTTCACGCCCTCGAGGTCGTTGCCGATGGTGTGGTAGCTGGCGCCGCGGGCGGCGGACCAGGCGCGGATCTGCGACTTGACGTACTCGCCAGCCTGGATATTCGGCCAGGGGCTGTCGTACTGCCGGAAGTCGTAGCCGGCCGGGATGGTGTCGTACTGGCCGGGCATCGTCGTCGAGAACTTTTCGGCGGCTTCGGTGAGCTGCTGGACTTCTTCCGGAGACAAGACTTTGCCGGCGGCGCGAGCGGCGTCGAGCACCGAGCTGATGATCTGGTCGGCGAAGCCGGGCGGCGCGTCGCCGGTCGGGCTGACGAAAAAGCCCAGACGCTCGGCGCTGTTGCGGCTGGCCACGCCGCAGGCTTCCTCGAATTTCTGCGCCATCCACAGCCGCCGGGCGCCGACCGACAGCCAGGCGATGCCGCGGACCTGTCCGGGCTCGTCGCAGGCGAAGCACAGCCGCGCTTCGCTGGCCGACAGGCGCATCGAGTTCAAGCCACCGCCCTGGCGATCGGCGGCCACGGCAGCGGTGCCGGGGCGCAGATGGTAGGCGAGCACGCGGCCGTCGGCATCGCGCTCAACGCCGAGGCGGACGGTGCTGCCGTTGGCCAGGTTTTCGTGCCGCGTGTGGTCGATGAGCCAGGGGTCGAGCACCTGGATCTGGAAGCCGAATTTACCGGCGGCCAAGCCGGTGCGGAAGCGGTAGAACAGCTCGCCGGTGCGGGCAAGCGACTGCAGCGCCAGCGCTTCCACCTGCCGCCAGCTCAGGCCGGAGGTTTCGCAGGTGCCGGCGGCGCCCCACTCGCGCCAGAGCTTTTCAATCGCGTCGTTGGCTTCGGAGTGCTGCTCGCTGCTGCGCGACTTGGTGAGCCGGCACTGCAGGCGGATGCCGGTCTGCCCCAGCACGTTGTCGCGCTGCTGGATCAGCCAGCGTTGTGCCCACTCGTTGTTGCGCGCGAGGTTGGTGGCACGCGCGACGATGGTCGGCAGCGTGCCGCGCAGATCCTCGTTGATGTGCGCCGCCGAGGTACTCCACGAATGCGCCCAATCCGGCGTTTCTGATGTCTCGAGCAGGCGCTTGGCGGTCTGCAGCGATTCGAATCGGCGCGTCTGCGCGACGGAGCACTGGTGCTGCAGCGCGTCGTTGATCCAGCCGGAATTGCTGGCTGGCTGTTGGCCGGGATCGGCGCCGAAGAGGCCGCGGAAGAAGCTGGCGATCTGCATGCTCAGCCCCGATAGAGCACGCGCGGGCGTGCTTCGAAGTTGGCGCGTCGGATCTCGCGCTCGTAGTGGGCGATGAGATCCTGGATCTCGCGCAGGGAGCGGAATTTCATGGTGCGGTCGCCGATCTGGTACTCGGCGACGTGCGCCGAGCCGCCCGAGGCGTAGGCGGCCAGGGCGGCGCGCAGATCGTCCAGCGCGCGCTGGTTGCTCGAGCGCGGATCAAGCGCGCCGGCGTTGAGCAGGTTGGTGCCGATCTGGACGGCGGTAATACCGAGGTCGACGCGCTCAGGGCCAGACGGCGAGCCGATGAAGCGCTCGACGTAGGCCCAGATAGATGCGGCGCCCGGCTGCATCAGCGCGGTTTCGGCGGCGGAGAGCGACAACGAATGCACGGTGCCGTCGCCGACGGCGCTGACGGTGACCGCCGAGACGCCGGCGGGCCAGAAAAACCGGTACTTCAGCACCCAGCCATCGTCGGCCGAGTACTGCGGCAGATCGCGAGTCCAGGCGACGGTCTCGCCGGAGCGGAAGGATTTGGGCTCGGAAGAGGAAGACATGCCGCGGATTGTGCCGAGTAGCGCGCGCCAAAAATAGGCAAGAAATTTCCGCGGCGGCGGCGGCGAGCGGGCGTGAAAAAGCCGCCCGGGGGCGGCTTTGATATTTTCGACACCTTCCGCTAACTTTTTCCGAACTTCCTGCGCCGCGCAAACCAACCGAACACCGCCATTGCCGAGACAATCCCGACCGGCCCTCCGCACAGGTACGCGGCAATCTCGACTGCCCCGGCATCGGGCGCCAGTTTGAACAGCACCAGGTTGAAGGCGCCGATGCAAAACGAGTTGATGAACGCCAGGCGGCGCCGATCGTCGCGGACGAGCAGCGACTGCATGCCGAGGCAGAAGACCAGGGCGAAGGTCGAGGCGAAGAGGAGCGCGGCGGACATCACCGGCGGCACAGCTGCTGGATTTGCCGGATGCGCCGCGGCGACAGCCCCAGCTCGTCGGCAAGGTCTTCCGCCGTTGATCCGGCTTCGACGCCGCGTGAAACGGCCTGCAGGTGGTAGCGCTTGCGGCGCGCGGCGATGTAGTGCCGCTCGCCGCCCATCTGGCGACGAATTGCCGCCTCAAAGCGCTCCCAGGCTTCCGCCGGCACTTCCGGCATTGCCGCGCGCGCCAGCTCGATGATCTCGAGCAGGCTGTCACCGCCGGACAAGCTTTTTCCTCGCCTGCGCCAGCAGCGTCGCCAGATCCGGCGTTTCGGCCGCTGGCACAGCAGCAGCAGCCGGAGTCGGCGTCTGGCTGGCTTCCGGCGCGCCATCCGTCCGCCCAGCAGCGGCTTCTCCGGCAGCCGGCGGCGTATCCTGGTCAGGCCGGCCGGAAGCACGCGCGGCGTAGAGCTTGCCGGAGCACAAACGATGCGCCGCCAGGGCGAGAATCAGGCAGTCGAGCGCCTCGTTTCGCGGCCGAATCTGCACCCATTCGACGATCGGCCGGCCAGCGCGCAGGCGCGCGCGCAGTTGCTCGGCGGCGAGCTGCGCGAAGTATTCGTCATCCGCCCACGATGCGGCCGGGAAATGCACGTATCCCGGGCCGGGCTTCTGCAGATTGAGCCGGCTGTAGATCAGCGCTTTCGCCTGGTCGACGCCGATCGGTTCGACGGGCCGGCCGCGGCGGCGCTTGGTGCGCAGGCGCTGCCGGCGGCGGCGGTCGTCCTCGATGACGTCGCGGCCCGATCCGGGGATGCCCTTGGTCGGGATCGACCACGATCGATGCGCGCAGAAGGTCTGCACCATGCCCGTGTTGTAGCCGGAGTCGATGCACGCGCGCTCGACATCCCACTCGCGCAGCTGCTCGGCTAGATCGCCCCAGACATCGGGCTGCGCCGTGTCGCCTGGCAGGATGGCGTGCTCGAGCACCCAGCACTGTTCGTCGGCGCCGAACGCGGCCAGCGTCGCTTCGAGGCGATCTTTCTGCACGTCGACGCCGGCAGTCAGGCGCAGCGGCCGGATGTTGGCCCGAATCTGCGCCGGCTCCCACGCCTCGCGGCGCGACAGCAGCGACACCGGGTCGGCGCCCTGGCCTTCTTCCTTCCAGATTTCTCCCCAGTCGGTATTGATGACGGCCTTCATTTTGCTGGCGTCCTCCTCGGCATCGACGAGGCGCTGCGCGAGCTGCTGCCACGACAGCCCGAGGCCGATCATGGTGTAAGCGGCACTGATCTGGTAGGAGTGCTTCTTGCGGATGTGCGGCTGCTCGGCGATCCAGCGGCCGGCCGGCAGCATCTGCGGCTTGTGGCCCTCCTCGATCTCGCTGCCGCAGTTTGGGCAGACGAACCACGCGGATTCAACGACCTTGCGCGCTTTCGCCGGCTCGTTTTCGCGCGGCAGGCGCAGGCGGCGCCGCAGCAGATCGCGTTCGAGGATGAAAAAGTCGCCGCAGTGCGGGCACGGCACATGCCGGCGGCGGCGATCGCCGGCGAGATACTCCTGATGGATTCGTGACTCCTGGTCCTTCACCGGCGTCGAGACGAGCAGGCGCTTGGCGCGCGTGAAATTCCGCTGCCGGTTGGCGATCAGCGTCAGCGGGTCGCCCTCGCCGCCGACATCCCACGGGAATGCGTCTACCTCATCCAGGATGACGTAGGGGATGTGGTCGGAGCGCAGCGATTCGGCGCTGTTGGCGCCCGCCTTGATGATCCGGGCGTTGGCGCCGTACTCGATGAGATCCTGGCGATTCGACGAGGCGCGCGAGGCGCGCGTGACGATCTCACCCAGGCAGGGCGTTTCGGCGAGCATCTTCTGCAGACGAGGGTTGAACGATCGGTCGCGCAGCTCGAGCGAACCCAGCACGACCATCAAGTCGCGGTTGCCGAGGTGATCCATGATGTACCCGATCCAGTTGTACAGCGCTTCCGTTCCGCCGATGCCAGAGGCTTTCATGAGCACCACCTCTTCGACGGGCGAGTGCTCTGAGAGGTCGTCCATGATGTCGCGCAGATGCGGCACGCGGTCGGTGCGCCACTGCCCCGGCAAGTTGGTGCCGGAAACGATCCAGCGGCGGCGGTCGGCCCACTGGCTGACGGTCAGCAGGTCGCGCGGCTGCGCACCGCGGCGGAAGCGCTCGCCGAACTCGGGCAGCGCGCGCGCGGCCTGCTCGGCATGCGCGCCGATTTCCTGCAGCGCATCGTGCAGAAGATCGGAAAGGCGCCAGTGCAGGCGGGTCTCGTCCGGCTCGCCGTCTATGGCATCGACCAGCCGGCCGGCCAGCGGCTCGAGATCGCGCAGAACGGCAGCGAAGACCGCGCGCGCGGCCGCGTGCAGCGCATCGGCCCGCCGCGTCGCCGTCTGCGCGTCGCGCAGCTCGCGCTGTGCCTCGAGCGCAGCAATCCGCGCGCGCTCGGTCTGGAGGTCGATGAGGGCGGGGAGGGTCATTGCGCCGAGGCGATGGCTTTGGCGAGCGAGTCGGAAAAAGCCGACGGCCAGACTTGCGCGACGGCCTTGGTCGCGATCGCCTCAAGGTCGAAGGTCTTTGCGTACCGCCCCGGCGGAACGAACAGGAACCACGGCTCGACGATGCTGCTGCCCGACGATTCGATGCGGCGCCAGATGCCGGCGGCCAGGTGCGATTGCACGCCGGGCGCGATGACGAAGAAGCCGACGCCGGTCGCACCCTTGTTGCGCCCGACGCGGCGGTAGACGCGCAGGTTCTGCATGCCGCGGCCAGCGGCTTCGAGCACGCCGAGCATTTCCTGCAGCGCGGCGCGGCGGACGTTGCCGCGGGCATCGATCGGTGCCGCCCGGCCGGGGACCATCTGCATCCCGGGCGGCACGATGCCGCGGGCGCGCAGCCGGTCTTCGATGCGCTTGAATCGCCTGACGCCACCGTGGAACAGGTGCCCGATCGCGCGCTCGTATGGCGTTGCCGCGGTCTGACCGGCCGTCTTCAGACCAACCTCGGCCTGCTGGCTGGCCTTGGTCGCCGCGGTGACCGCGAAGGCGCGCAGCGTGTAGGGCGTCGCACCGCCGGCGATGCGCGACGACATCTCGTCGCGGACGCTGCGATTCACGGCATGTGCCGCAACGGTGAGCGCGCGGGCAGTGGCGAACGGGACCTGGCTGGCAAATCCGGTGAGGTAGGCTTGCGCGGCCGGCAGGTTGTCAATGCGGACGGTGATCATGATGCGCGACCCTTCTTCGGCCGGGCGCAGAAGGCGCCATCCGTGCGGTCCTGGCCCTGCTGTGCGCCAGCGCTCGGCAGGAGGTTGAAACACAGCGCCATCGGCGTGTGCAAGATGTTGCACCAGTGCATGATGCGGTCGGGCAGCTTGGCCTTGCGATAGCGAGCGCAGCCGGCAGCGGCGCAAGGGTGAGCGGGTTTCGAGGTGGTCGGCGGCATGGTGATCCTATCCTTTCGCCTGGCGAACGACGCTCGCCGCCAGCAGTTGATCGGCCGAGAAGCTGGCCGCAGGCGCCGGCGGCCGGGCGCCGAACTCGCGCCCGGCTTCGCTGGCGTAGAAATCCGTCCCGCCCGCCTTGGCGTTGCGCAGCGCCGCGTCGACGTCCGGCCCATAGCCGAATTCCCGGAGCGCATCGACGAAGGCAGCGGTCTGCGGCATGAGGTCGCGCAGGCGCGGGCGGTGGTCAGAATGGCTGGTCATCGCGCGCCACCACGCCCAGCCCGCAAGCTCCGCAGCGCCCGCGGCAGCGACTTGCGCAGCAGACGGCGGACGGCCTGCAGCTCGCGCCCGATGATCGCCTCGCGCTCGGCACGGTCGGCGGTGATCGCCAGCAACGGCGCCGTCTGATCCACCAGCCGTTCGAGCGATGCGCGCAGCGTCGAGCCGAGCGCGTGCGCCTCGCGGCGGATCGCCTCGAGCGGGTACCGCTGATGCGTGCGCAGTGCGATGTCGATCAGCGCTGCCTTGTTGTTCGCGTCGAGCCGCACCGCGGTGTAGTGCTGCAGGCTCGTCCGGCCGTCGTCCGGCGTCTGTGGGGCGTTTTCTGCGCCCGCGTCGATGTCGGAGTCGTCCGCAGCCGGGAAATACTCGCCAGCGCGCACGGCGGCAGCCGGGGCGGCGGTTTCTGCTGCCAGCAAAGCGCCGGCGGCGCGTGCAGCGGCGTGCCGCTCGGCAACGTCCGGCCGCATGCCGCTGCGCATGCTGCGCCAGCGATCGAGACTGCTGGCCACGTCGAGCAGGTTGTCGGCATCCAAAGCAAGCCGGCCGGACTGAATGGCACGGCAAACGGTCGATTTATGGATGCCAAGCAAGCGGGCGAACCCCGCTGCATTCACTCGCTCCACTCTTTTTTCCTTTCAAGACAAAAAAAGAAGGGAATCGCGCGCGCGAGCGAACGCAGCGAACGCATCTGCGAACGCATGCGGATCCGCGCAAACCCGCATGAATAGGGCGAGCGAACGCAACGAACGCAACGAACGCATACGTTTACGTGTACGCGTGAGGCGCGAGTGCGCACACTGCCGCGCGTGGCACGCACGGCGCTACGTGCACGGGTGCACGCGTTAACGCGTTCGTTGTGTACTATCGTAGGCAAATCAATGACTTGATGCGTTCGCACGATGCGTTCGTTGCGTTCGCTCTGTTCGCTTTTTGCCAAAGAGCGCATCATTCGGTGCCCCCGAGCGCCGCGCGGAAGGCGAAAATCCCGTCCGTCACCCACTGCGCCGCGTTCTGGTCCGGCCGGCGGCGGTAGTCTGCGCCAGCGGACGCAAGGCCCTGCAGCACATCGTCCGGAGGCAGCACGACGCGCACCCGCTTGCGGGCGCCACCGTAATGCGCGGTCTCGAAAACATCCTTGAGCCCGATCTCCCATCCCGTCTGCTTGCCGATGAACCCGGACAGATGCACGTGCGATCGCGCCTTCTCGCCACGCGCGCCGCAGTAGCGCATGTACGCGGCGTAAACCTGCGCCGACGAGGCCGGGCATACCGGAAACTCCAGCTCACCGAGGCGCCAGTCCCTGAAAAACCGCTCGATACTGCCGGCACTCAGCTCCTGTACGTCGGCCTTGGCCGATGTCAGCGGCGGCTTGCTGTGCTCGTTGAAATCGCCCAAATCAAGGTGCAGCAGGTACCAGTGCAGAGCCTCTCGCCCGCCGGCGTCCAACTCCGCGCGAATCTCGCGGTAGAAGTCGCCCGATAGGCTTTCCGGAGTCCAGACGACGCAGTAACGCCGATCGCCAGATTCGATGACGGCCGGCATGTGCTCGTTCGAGAGGAACACCATGTTGAGGTGGTTCTTCTCGTGATACGCCTGCACTTGTTTTGGGTTGATCCGAATCCACTCGCCGGTAATCAGGCCCTTGAGTTTGTTCTTGATGTGCCACAGGTCGCTTCTGGCAACGACCTCGTCGGCCAGCAGCAAAAGCGCCTTGCTCGCGAAATCATTGAACTTATCCTCGATCGCCGCCTGGTCGATGACCCGCCCATAGCGGCCATAAATCGCCATGTAGGTCTCGAAAAACAGGTTCTTGCCAGCACCCTGCGGCCCGTGAAAGATCAGCGTCGAGCGCATCTTCGCGCCCGGATGCTGGATCGGGTACGCCAGCCACCGCAGCACCCATTGATAGGTGCGCTCGACATCCGAATCGAGGCTGCACAGGTAGCGCAGCAGCTCCAGCAGACGATCGCAGCAGCCCTCCTTCGGCACCGTCGGCCAGCCGGCCCACAGATTGCACACAATCTCCGAATCGCGCTCGGTCGGGTCAAAGCCGACCTCTTCCATTCGCGCGACCAGCATCTTGTTGCGCTTCCACTCGCGCCAGGCGTGGTCCGGCAGAAGATCGAGCACGTTGCTTTTCGCCACCAGGCAATGCTCCTGGTGGTCGAACATCGTATCTTTCGCCCCGTAGATCAGAGCCCAGCGACCAAGCGCCTCCTCCAGCGTGATGTTGCCT